AAGTACTGCAGCTGATTTATACAGAGATTAAAAAGAAGAATATTGAAACCCTTCGTAAAGCCCTTATTGAGTCAGAGCATGCATTTAATTCTGACTATGTAAGTCTTCTCCGTGCGTTATTTAATTTCGTTGATAGTAACGAAAAGAATAGTGAACTAAAAAAGTTTTATTTGCTTACAATCTCAGAACATCTCTATAGATCTTCGTTTTGTGTAGATCAGGAGATTAACTGTTATAGCTGCTTAATAGCGCTATCAGAGGTTACTACTTCTTAGGAAGATAGTTATAAACGTAAGCAGCTGGATCACTAGCTACAGCGTTCTTACCTGATGGGATAACAGTATTGGTGTTCTTAAGTGAACGATCACCGGCTTCCATCTTACCATGAACATCTGAACGACGTGTGGCAAGCTTTGGAGAATAGAAAGGAACCTCTTCTCCTTCTTCATCCTTAACCTCTTCAGGTGTAATAGTAATTCTCTCTTTTCTCTTAAACTTATCAGGGACAGGTGTTAGATTAGGATAAACATCAACAACCTCGAGCATGTCAGGATGTACTAAGATACCTGATTGATCAAAGCGACCTGGAGCTGTTTCTCTACAAACTTCAATATTTACTGAACCTGCATCATCTGTATTACCTGCACCAAGAACTGCAGGGTAAACATTGGTAATGTTCTTAACTCTTAAGTTACAACCATCGTTCATGTATTCTTCAATCTTCTTACGAATTTCATCAGAACAATTTGTATAGAAATCATGAGTATGAGCATCATCCTTGAATTTAACAATATCGCCAACAAGATAACCTCCACGGTTTAAGCGATCCATGGTGCTTTCATAGAGTTTTAAGAACTTTTTCTTCATCATATTTATTTATGCCGCAATGATAGGTTTTTAAAGAGATAGGGGGTCTATAAATAATAATGTGGCAATAGTACTAAACGCTCTTAAAAAACCGCAAACCCTCAACAAGGGATTTACATATTCTGATCTTCATTTAGATTTGCAGTATGAATATTTAGTTAATCACGAACTTCAACGTAATTATGAAATTACCGATATTCTTGTAGATTACGATCTTGGAGCTATAAAAAACTCATTAGTTAATCTATTCTTAACAATACCTGGTCAGAAGATTCTAAATCCCTACTTTGGATTGAATTTATCACAATATTTGTTTCAACCATGTGATCAAGACACAGCATATCTCATTGGTCAAGATATTCAAAATGGTATAGCTACATTTGAACCAAGAGTACAAGTTAATTTAATACAAGTCTTGGCACGACCTGATTCAAATACTTTTACTATTACACTTAATATAAGCGTACCGTCATTAAATGGAGCTAGTTTCCAGCTAGCAGGCACATTAAGTAATACTGGACTATACATTAACTAATCATGGCAACTCCACTTACAACAGCTGCAATTGCAGCACTTCCAACTCCACAACAACCACAGAATCAATTTAATGATTTTAACTTACCTGTTGACGGGTATGCAGCTTTTGACGCTCTAAGCTTAAAGAGTCTTATTATCAATAGACTTAATGCAAATAACGTTATTACCGATCAAAATTATGAAGGTAGTAATTTATCCTCCATTATTGATATTATTGCTTATTCATATCACGTCCTATTGTTTTATTTGAATAGAACAGGTGCTGAGGCAACTTTTACAACAGCTGAATTATATGATAATATTAATAAGATTGTAAAGCTTATTGGGTATAAACCTATTGGTGCACAAACTAGTATTCTTCCTTTCCAAGCAACCGGTAACGCAGCCCTTCCGGCAAACATCTATACAATACCGAGATATAGTTATGTTACGGCAAACGGTACAACTTTTTCATTTATTACCGATGTTACGTTCTCAAAAAATACATCAAGTGTTGAGCGATTAACTGATTTAGAAAACAATGCAGTTTTATATCAAGGCAAATATACAGAATACCCAATATATACAGCAATTGGTGCTCCTTTTGAATTATTAACAATAACAGCTGTTGATTCAAGTGGTAATAACGTTATTATTGATCATTTTACAATTGACGTATATGTTAAGAACAATAGTATTTCTACACCATCATGGGTAAAGTGGAAACCTGTACAATCTCTCTTTTTAGAGCATTCAAATGCCACAGCCTACGAAATACGTTTAAATGAAAGCGGTCGTTATGAAATTAAATTCGGTAATAATGTTACCGGTCAACAACTTAATCCTGGAGACCAGGTTGCTATCTATTATTTAAAATCAGATGGAGCAAGTGGTGAGATTGGAACAAATCTATTAAACGGCGGTCAAATATTTGTTTATAGTACAGCACAATTTAATAGTATTCAGGCTGATACAACACCTGCCAATCTTAATCTCCTTACTACTTCACAGTTAACTAATGTAACACTATCAAATAATGATCCTTCGACACCATTTAAAGATATTGAAAACGCAGATAGTATTCGCACAAACGCAAGTAATACCTTCCAATCACAATATCGACTTGTAACTGCCAGTGATTATCAATCATATATATCCACCAATTTTAGTAATATTATCGCATCTACAAGAGTGGTAAACAACTGGGATTATGTTCAAGGTCATTTAAAGTATTATTTTGATCTTGGTATTACAAGTCCAACTTATGAATCACGTGTATTGTTTAATCAAGTAAAATTTGCTGATGCAACAAACTTTAATAACATTTATATTTACGCTGTACCAAAATTAACTAAGACCACATCTCTTACTACACGTACAAATTATCTCAACGCTTCACAAAAACAGCTTATACTTAATAGTGTATTAGATACTCAACTCATAACAACAGAAACCATTATTAATGACCCTGTTTATATGGAAGTTGATCTTGGTATTAATATTCCAAATCAAACGCCTGATCCATCCATAGCACAATTTACAAATCTCGTTATAACAAGATTACCGACAGCAAAGCAAAATTCAAAAACTCTTGCCCTCCAGGTAGCAAATATTATAACAAATTATTTTGCAACAACTAACGATAATCTTGGTTTACTTCTTAGTATAAATGACATTACGTCACAAATTCTACAACTCGGTGGTATCTCTAAAATTGAAACAGTCGCAACATTACTCGATGGATCAACTTATAGAGTACCAAGTATTAATTTTGTAATGTATAATCCTGTATACCCATACAATGATATTACGATTGTAAATCAAGATACACAATTACCATATTTTAAATTTCCATATTTAAATGACGCTGCAAATTTTATTAATAAAATTTCTGTTGTTACACCCACAATACAATCATTAGTAACATCATAAAATGGCCTATAGTATACAGTATAGTAACATACAGTTTAATATCTACGACTACACAGGTAATAAATCTCTTAGTACCTATACTCTAGATATTACACCACTTAATTTTATACCTGATTTTACAACCTCACCGTTATATTCAACCAGTATATTATCTAATAATTTACTACATTGGGATTTCGGTGACGGAACTATAGCTTCTGGACTCACAGCAAGTCACGTGTATAAATGGCCTGGTAACTACAACGTGACGTTAACTGTGTATGACAGTGGTGGAAATGCTTATGACAGTTCTTATAATCCAACAATCCAGGTAATTGATTTTATTCCTACCTCTCTTACTTGGCAGGATTATGCCCCATTAAGTGCACAAACTTTAAGTGCTAAAATAATGGGCCCATTTACTGTTAATTCATTTAATAGTTGGCAATCATATCCCGCTCTAAGCTCTACAGGATATACAATTAATTTTTATGCTTCCGGAGCTGGAGGCGAATATATTACTGCGAAAGATTTTTATAGTAGTAAATGGTCACACTTACGTACCTTGAGTCAATTTCTTGCTATTGAAAATCTATACAATAACGAACAGTATGTAGTAATTGATTCCCTTTCAACTATACAAACTGTAATTTACGCAAATATACAGAATAATCAGCTACAGATTTGTGGTCCAAATGATGCCGGCGCTACAGTTGCTGGTACTACAGGATATTGTCAAATCTATTAT